GGTTGTCCAAGCCGCAGCATCCGCTTCAGTCCGATAAAGCTCGCACTTAACAATATAGACATCACAGTTAGGCGTAAGCGATTCCTCAAGGACGTGAGTCTTAATCCGATAGTCTGGAAACGCATTTATAAACTCCTTTAGTCTGTCTTGCACACTTACATAATCATCAAGGTAATTCGACATTTAACTTCTCCCGTCCGGCGAACTCATCAATCGCCATCTCTAATTGTTCTTTCAAAGTCCAGAACGTTCCGTCTGGCCAGTTTTGCACCTTATCGGCGCAAGGTTGGCAATAGAACCTCACTTGAGCCTTTCGGATAGGGGTTTCACTTTGCACTTTCCATACAGCCGGCGTCTGGGCTTTTAAGTGCCAAGTGCCATCTTTCATTTGTCCATAACGGCTCTTACAAATATCGCACCATTGGTGCTGGTTATAGTTGCGAGTCAGACTCAACGTCATCCCAATCTTCCGGTGAAGAAAATCGGCATCGACCCAAGATAGCGGCGTATCCAATGAGATCGAGATACGAATCTTCGCGCTCTGGACTTTCCACCATTCGGCTGAGTTTTGTCGCGATAAAGACGAGCGCCACGTCAGCTGGGTCTCTGAGCTGAATACCGAGCAGCCTCGCGATTTTGAAAATGCGTAAAAGATTGAATCTCGGATCACCATATTCGAGCCCCCTGTCATCGAGGGTGTTACCAGCATCCGAGAGCCAGTCACTTAACGATCTCTCTGACATTTAAGCTACTCCGTCCCCTTTTATATCCTTCGTTAAAGGCTTTGGCTTTGATGGCGACAATTGTGCGAACGCCCAAGTAATAAACCGATATAACGGCTACGAAAATAATCGCATCATTGAACATCGGCGTTCACCCCGAATCGGTCTAGCCAATAAGCTGAGATTTCTTCGCGGCTTAACCGCCCTCTTACTGATTTTCTACCTAGCGACTCAATGGCATATCGGCGAATAATTTGGCCTTTGACGTAATTCTTACCATCAGACCAAGCGCCCGAAGTGCTATCAAATCGAATTACTGCTGGATTATTTATCACTTACGCTCCCGTTCTGTAATCCTTAAATGGATTTACGGGATAAATGTATTTAATTAAATAGATTTATACAAGAAGCAGCTCGGAGTGTCGCAGATCCAAGAACCCACAGAGCTTCTCCACTAGCCCTTTATTCGCGTAATCGGTTTTATCTGGAAGGGCCTTTAATTGCCACTCAGGCTCGTTTATAGCCCCTAAGTCGAACTGATAGACCCCTTGTGGGGTGGAGTTGATATACAGCGTCCTAGCGCCCGTCCTAACCCTTATTTCGGCCAGATAATCCCACTTCTTCTTCTCAATCAATAAAGTCGGATAATGGGTGCGGCGGCACTTCATCTCAATATAGGAGTCGCTAGTAATGCCGTCGTGGCGGTCGGTCGGTGAGACTGGCGTTAAGTCCGGATAAACCGACTTAAGCGCCTCGAATAGTTCCACCTCGCGAAGGTAAATTAGTCGTCCTCTTCCCAATCATCGAGCGGATTCTTTATTGGGTCGCTCGGATCAACAATCCAATCGGGGTAAGAACTTCTATCCATCGCAAAGGCCAGAGCTGTGCCCTCGTCCATTCCGGCTTTGCGGCAAGCGTCGTAAACTTCTTTGGCAGCAATAGCCCAAAAATCCAGCTTCGTAAGAATTGGCTCCTTCGTCGTTTTGCGACGTTTTGCCACCTTCTTGACTGGCTTCTTAACGCGTTTTCTTGTTGCCACTTCTAGCCACCTTTGCTGAGAGGGCTAATTCTAACTGAGACTCCATCTTGTCGAGGCGCGACACAATAGGGATATTCTCCAATTTAATTATGTAGCGAAGGCCAGCTATAAGAAGGGCAATTGATCCGAGAACTGAGGCTACGAATCCAGCGATGGTATTTGCGTCCACTACTTGACTTTGCCGTAACGCTCGTAATTTGGGTTGAGCCAGTTAATGATGCTAGGCAAGACTGATACTAGAGCCGCATTTGCAATAGCGTCGAGATCCCAGCCCACCGCTAGGTATGTCGCTAGAGCCGTCGCGAGGAATGTTTTCCCCCAGCTTTCCGCCATCAGTTTTAATTCTTTCATTGTCTCTATCTCCTTCGAGGTCGAACCATTTGCCGTCGTTATCTCCCAAAGTTGTAAAACTAATGTGGAAGTGCGACCGGTGAGGGTTAGCACCTCTGTATTTTCTGCGCTTCCAATTCATAATCGAACTCATAATTTGGCCGTCATAGATAATGTATTTAATGCGCTTATCGCCTCGCTTGGCGCATTTGCGAATCTTCTCCACAAGGGCGTAAGCCTCTTCTTTATGGGCGTTTAGATCCGAATCTATATCGAGTCCTCGTACAATTCCTCGAGCGTCTGGTATATGGTCAGAATTACCTTTAGCAATATGGCGAGCGTCAGCAATCCAGCCGTCAGAACGCCGGTCGCGATCAGGATAATCGTCGTCAATTTGCTCCCTTAGTTGTTGTCCAGCTTTGCAAAGTTTAGGCAAGGCCGATAACTTTCAAGTCGTCCACAGTCAATCCCAGAGCAGCTAATTTTGCTTCAGCAGCTTGCTTTTTTGCTTGAGCATCAATTTCTGCCTTAGCTTCTTCTTCTTTAATTGTTTTAATTGCGGCATCGATTTGCGCTTTAGTTGGTGCTTCTCCGTCTAAAACAATCCAATTTATTGTTGAATAATCTTGTTCAATAAAAGAAAATTCAGATTCTGGCTTTAGTTTTCTAATTGCTTTTGATAAGTAATCCATATTAAGCACCTATCTCGAGGAGAGTTATCGAAGATTCTGCTGAGCCGTCTTGGAAAATCCATTTGTCATCATTCACAACGACTTCGATTCTGCCTTGTGTTTTGTAGGTTGTGGCGGAAGTTGTAGAAGGTGAATCTAAATAAACAAGAGTGTGACGACCGCGCCAACCTATCGAAGTTCCCATTTGATATTCATACGCTGGCGTCCCTGCGAAAACAGCACTTGAACCGCGCACTATTCTTAATGCTCCAGCACAGGCAGTTCCATTCCTGTAAAGCAATCCTTGTTGCGAAACGATTATTAAAATTTTGCTTGAACTGGCTGATGGAGTGATGGAAGCTGAAAGTCCAGAATCAGTAAAAGTAGTCGAGCTTACAGTCGTTGCCGTTGAATATACTGACGAAACGACTTGTAAAACTTTTCCTCCACCGGCGGCTGCGGCCCATTTTAACCCCGTTGCTGTCGTTGAATCGGCTGTAAGGACGTGTCCATTAGTTCCGACGGCTAGACGAGCTGGAGTATCGGCTGCTGTGGCGGTTATCAAATCACCTTTAGCATCAACGATAGCGTTCTGAATGGCGTTAGCATCATCTTGAGTGACCCAAGTAAAGTCCATATCGGTATTCGAAGTCTTGGATAGCACCTGTCCGGTTGTGCCGCCTTTAAGCTCAGCCATCGAGGTATCAATACCATTACCGAGCGTTCTAATGGCTAGAGCACCATTCTTTACTAGGTCGGTATCAGCCGGTGTTGTCCAGCCGAAATTGCTTGTTGTAGGCATTAACTAATCACTCCAATCGCGTTTTCCCATTCTAGGGTACTGAGGACACTATTCCAGCTTTCTGCCGCGTTGACTTGTTCCCATCTTTGGGCGACTGCTGAAAATTCTATTGGGCTGGCGTTGAGGGTAATCGAGAGGCCCGAGAGCGAGGCTCTGAAAGTCCAACCCTCGACATAACCAGTGAATTCGCCGCCGAGAAGCTGAGGTGGCAGATTAGTGATCCTTACAGGCTGGCCCATAAAAATATTAAGAAGGGCGTCTCGATCTACGTTGTCAATCTCGGGATTCTGCAAAGCAAAGGTAATCGTCTGGAATAGGTAACGAGGATAAGCTCGTAATTGAATGACTCGATCGGCCATTGATTGAACGTCGCCAGCGCCCTTGACATAGCTAGAGAATTGCTCGGAGTAAAGGCCATACGCGGCTTGAGACTCGGCATCTTGTGCAATATATTGGCTATTAAAGTTATTGCCGTAATCCACCACAAGCTTGTTCACCAATTCGCCTTGACGCTGGACTATCCCAATTCCTGCGCCGATTGCCTGATTGGCATCGAGGTCGGTGTATCCATTGGCTACGAGGTAATCCTGCCGATGGCTAGCGTCGGCGTAATTGATTAGGCCGTTGGCATCTTCATACATATACCCGAGAGCTGATGAGGCGATTTGATTAACAATGCCATAAATAACTTGATCGTTAATTTGTCGGCTCACCATCGTATATTCGCCAGCATCAATTTCACCCAAGCCAATATTTGACGCATTAGCCCAAGTCTCTGTGGCGTTATAAGTGTCCCAAGTTTCGGCTGGTGGGACTTCGTTCCAAGAATTAAGCAATAAATCATCAAGTAGGTCGAGTATTTGAGCGCCGTCCAAACCTTCAGCTAGATTCCCATCAAAGGTGGCTCTTTGTAATCTAGCTAAAGCGCCGACAGCTGTGATGTTGATTGTTGTGATGGCTGCTTCGCTTCCGGTTGTTGTGACGACTTGGCGAAGGTCTGAGATGCGACCTCCGAAGATAGGCACATAAGTCGCTGAACTATTTTGAACCTCAATGAGAATAGAAGTGTTTATTGAGAAGTTATAAACCTCTTCGGTTGTATTGATGAGCCGCAGAGAACAATAACCAGCGGGGGTTGGCGAGTTTATATCGGTTCTGCCAGAGGTAATTTGAAGATCCGTTAAAGTAACGGAGGTTACTGTGTCGCCATTGGCTGAGATTCGCCAGACAGGTGTCCAAGCCGTCATAGAACCTGAGCGTTAGTTCTTAGATCGCCAGCACCCGTTGTGCCGCGATTGGTGGAATTGTTGAGAGCCAGAACGACAGCTCTAGTGAAGCCTTCTTCGTCAATAACGCTAGGAGCGTTAACGTTGATGACGACATTGCCCTTATCTTCGCCAGCTCTTACGGCGGCAACGTCGAATCGGCTTCCGACTGTGATTGGTGCGCCAGCTGCTCCGCTTGTTGGATAGGTAGGCATTACACCCGTTGTTGTTGTCACCTTTGGAGTCGTCGTCGTTGTTGTGCTTATTGAAGGTGTTGCTGGAGTTGTTGAAATTGACGGGACTGAGGTGCCTCCGCCTAAAGGTCTGCTACCCAAGCCACCGGTCGCCCCTGTGCCGATATTAGGTATCGTCTTTATATCTGGCAAAATCGGGATTGCATTATAAGCGCGAATAACTGCATTGATTGCGTTAATTGCGTCGTTGACTAAACCTTTGACTTTAGTGACAACAGTTCCAATAATATTTACTACACCACCGACAGCAGTTCCCACTCCTTTAATAGCAGTCATCAAAGCACCGGTAAAGATAGGAACGATAAAGTCTTTAGTGAAAGCCCACAAATCGCGCAACGCGTCCTCGTTATTCTTAAACGCTTTCACAATCGGATCAATAGCGGCAGACTTGGCTTCTTGGAATTTTGGAATAACTGTGTTAATAAAATAATCAAGAAGATTCTTTAAGGTAGGCAATAGGGCTGCGCCGACCGATTCTTTCGCTTCATCAAAGCCCACTTTGAGACGCTGGATTTGTCCTTCGAAGGTTTCGGCTTGAGTTTTTGCTGATCCACCGAAGGTATCCGACAATTGTTTTACTGTGCCTTCAAATCCCAAAGTCTTGGCTTGTGCTGCGGTAATTCCAACACCAAGACGAGTTAAAGCTCCGGTATTGCCTTCATAGGCCTTTGCTAAAGCATTGGAAACTGTTTCTACGTCTTTTCCCGTAGCTGCTGAAATATCCAAAGCCAATTGCAGTAAATCTTGAGATTTTGTGACGTCTCTTGTTGCCACAGTTAAACGTTGGAGAGCTGGGCGGAGTTTGTCATCGGCTACACCGGTCGCGAGTGAGGTCTTAAGTATCTGATCCTCAAGCGCAGCAATCTGTTCATCGGTGACGTCAGTGACGTTTTTGAGAGCTGTGGCGAGACGTTTTTGAGCAGCCTCATCTTCAATGGCAGCTTTGACACCTTCGATGGCTAACTTGCCAGCATAGGCGGCAGCCGCAGCGGCAGCAGCAGCGAAAGCGGCAGCAGCCACCTTGCCAAACTTTTCTAATTTACCGCCAAAGCCTTCGACCTCTTTTGAGCCGGTATCTAAATTCTTTTTTAGGTTATCAACGTCCGCAAGAATGGATAACTTAAGCGTTCTACTTCCAGCCATTATTTATCCCACTCCTTCAAAATCTTTGAAAACGCTTCTTCCCATTTCTTCACTAATTCAGGCTGAATTTTGCG